AATGAGTTCCAGCCCTAGAACACACCCCCCCCATTCTCAAAAATCCTTTTATAACCCCCATTTTATCAATTCTTTTCACGGTTTTTTATTTTTATAAAATAATTTTTATGCTATGTTTTACATGTAAAAAAAATAAATTTTAATTAAATTTTTTTCCCGTATCTAATATTAAAAATTTTAATAAATCTCAAAATATTATTTTCAAATTTAATAATAATAATATAAATGTTTAATAATAATGAAAGTATAACTTATTATAATGCAACTTTAACCAATACCAACCAAACAACATATACAAGCATTCCCGCCGAATTTAATCAGACTTTCGATAATAGTTTAATAGATGATCCAAAAAATCGTGATATTTGCGTAACTCGTTTTACTATTTCTTCGCAATCGATCCCATTTTGGGCGTGTCCTATCCAATTAAGACAACCCAACCCAAATTTAACCCCTTACGGTATTCAGCTTTCATATAAATCAATTAATAATAATGAAATAGCGTTAGAAGGGTATGAATATTTATTATGGAGCGACAGCAATAATGAATTGCCTCCTCCGCCAGTGTATCCCGCCGGAGATATAACAGAGCAAATAATGGCAAACGGTTATTATTTTAGTTATGATAAATATGAATTTATAAGAATGTTTAATGCCGGTATGTCAAGAGCATTAGACAAATTAAGATTTATTTTTACATTGATTTATCCCCTCGACGTAGATATACCACCATCAGGGAAAATGTATGAAACATTCGCCGGAATTAAAAAAACAGACCCCACAAATTCTTTTCCGTTTTTAACGTGGAACGATAGCCTTAATAAATTTCAAATGTCGGTTGATCCCGCTATTTATTCTAATCAGGGCAATTTAGACACTGGAGTAAAAATTTACTTGAATAATTTGTTATTCCCACTTTTACAGTTTCCATTTTCAACAAGTCAATATAACAGACCCGCAAACATCCCCGACGCTTATCAAATTATAATTCCCAATAATCCTTGGAATTATTTATACCCCAGCTCAAGAAGAGTTGATAACGTTCAAGAGAACAAACATTTAATTGTTCTTTCGGATCATAATACATTAGGATGTTTTTCTCCACTTCAAAAAATAGTTTTTACATCTAATTTATTATCAACCAAGCCCGAAAACGTCCAACCCGAAACAGATTTTGCAACTCAAGCCAACCCAACAACAACAACAACAATCAACGGTCAAAAAATATTGGTTGATTTTGAAGTAGATATGTATTCAACAAATGACGTTAATCGTGATTATATTCAATTTAATCAATCCGTTAATAATTCTAGACAAATAGGGCTTCAGTCTAACCGTGGCGAAATTAAACAATTAGATGTAAAAGCTTGGTGGTCTGACTTTAATAATAACTTGTATCCAATTGTGTTGTATGCCGGTCAACGATTCGACATAAAAATTGCATTTGTCCCAAGGTCTTATTTAAAATCTAATTATTAAAAATTCTAGAAAAATATAAAACTATAAAAAATTTAAAAATTTTAAAAAAATTTATTATGTATCTTTAATATATATATAATAAATGTCTCAAGCCGTGCCTATGCCTATTAATAAAACTTTAGTTGTGGATCCTTTATGCGATCAGCAAGTAGAAGCCGTTTTCGCCGTTGAAAAATCGGCATCAATTCAGAATTTTTATAATATTCAATCAAACAACGTTTCAGCTAACTCAATAACCTATGTTGTGAATTGCAACTCTGAAAGTACAATTACCGATAGAGTTTGGATGAATGACGTTGAAGCGACATTTGTCATCACATTTGGAAGTGCAGAACACAAACCCCCCGCTAATGGTGTAGTTTTAAGACCTTTTGCCCTTGCTAATTGTGCCACTTCAATTGTTCTCCAACAGGGCAACGCCTCGAACTCAATTCAATCTTCAGAAATAACCTCAGCCCTTCAAAGATACGGTTTTATGGATAAATATTTAAATTATGCCGAAGCTAATCCATCCCTCGATATGACCGCTCCATATGAAGACGGACAAGCCCCATTTACAACCACAACCGCTCTAATTGGAAATCAATTTCAAGAACGTGGGGCGACTTCTTATGTTATTAGTGCTTCATATGGTATCACTGAAGCTACAACAAAGGTTTTAACAATGAGAGTTAGAATTTTAGAACCCGTTTTAATTTCTCCTCTTTTGTCTGGCTTACAAGCTAGACGAGAAGGGCTTCGAAGAATTTCACAATATCAACTTCAATATAATTTCGGTTCTTGGGTTCGTGCTTTATCTATTTGCCCCAAAGGAAATGCTCTTCATACGATTGTTTCTATTGAACCCACTGTTAATAGTGCCAATTTAAATTTACTTCAAGCTTTACCCGCCCCCCTTGATGTTGGTCGAACTTTATCAACTCAAATAATGCCATATACTGAATTTGTCGCTTACTCAACTAAAGAAAAAGTTCTCCCATATTCTCTCTCAAATGAGCGTTTCGGTGCCTCCGTAAGTTTTTCTTCTGATGTTATTCAAGTTTCACGCATTCCAGAAGGTATTTTTATTTATTGTCGTCCTAAAACATCCTTTTTAACTGATGCTAAAACTGGGGCTTTTGCTTGTGATACTTTCGCAACTTATATTACTAATACTTTATCCGTTAATTTTAATGGTGTAAATCAATTTCAAAACTGTTCTGATATTTCATTATATAGGTTGTGCCGTCAAAATGGTTGCAATATTCCTTGGCCTCAATGGTCGTCATCTGGTGTAAAAAGTTTTCCAGTAAATGAGGCAGGGAACGACGAAGGAAAACTTCCCATTGAGTATGACGCAGGTGTAGGAAGTGTAATTTATTTGAAATTGTCGAAGGATATCACGCTTGACGCATCACTCGCTCCCTCGTGTAATACTAAGGTGAACCTCCAAATACAATGTTCGTTTGCTAATCCTATAACCCCAGCGGGTGCGGGTAATATTCAACCATATGTAAGTGCAACCCCATTGGAATTTGTGATGTATACCGTTATTGAATATTCAGGTTGTCAAGAAACCTATTCCGCAAATACCGTTGCGACCACAATTGGTGTGCTTTCTACTGATGATGTTTTAACCGCCACCAAACGAAATGAGAGAGTTCATTATTCCGTTATAGACGACGGCGAATTATACGGCGGGGCTTCATTTTTAGACAGGGCGAAAAAATTCTTAACTGAAGGTAAATTAAGGGATGCTTTAATTAAATTGAAGTCTTATTTTAGCTCACCATTAGCCAAAGAAATATTTAAAACTGGTAAAGAATATTTAAGAGAAAGAGAAGGGGCAGACCAAGGAACAAGCCAACTAGCCGACGTTTTGGAAGAAGCAGGATTAGGCATGTCAGGCGGTAAAAGATTAAGCAAAGCCCAATTAAGAAAAGCTTTATTACGTTAAAAAAATTATTAAACCGAAATTGAATAATTTTTATAAATTATGAGATCTTAAATGTTTGGATTTATTAGTATGAGTGTAATTTTTACCACATTCACAATTAACAATTTTATTTTTCTTTTCTTTTATACTTACAATATTATCTTGATAATATTGTTTTCTTGTTCTAGTTGGCAAATTTTTATTTATGATATTATTTTTATTTAATTCAATATGTTCTCTTTCTTTTTTTAATAATTCATCTTTAGTATTGCAATTTATATTTTCTAATAATATAATTTTAACTTCACCACATTTCATAATTTCGAAACTTGAATAATATTTTTCATTATTGTTTAAATCCCATTTTCTAAATCTTGAATTATGATCTGCCATTCTTTGGCATAAATATTTTTTACAAGTTGAACCAATATATATTTTTTCACTATTAGGGGAAACCAATTTATAAATTTTTCCAAAATTATATTTACTCATATTAATATAAACTAGAAATTTTTTTTATTTTTTTTTATTTTTTACGCATTTTTTAGAATCTCAACATAATTTTTTTTCGTCTTCTTCTCTTGCCAAATCCCCAATCTTCATCAACGAAATCTTCGTTCTTTGTTTCGGTTTGTTTGCTTAAGGCTTGAAATTTTTTATTTGCTTTTAATAAATCGTTCATGGTTAATGGTTTTTCTTTTATTGGTTTTTGTTTAACTGGTTTAGGTTTTGACAAACTAGGTTTTGTTTTTAATTCTTCTAAAAATGAACCTATTTCTCTTTTTGGTTCTTTTTTAACTGGTTTTAATGATTTCCCTTCTCTTATAGCTTTTAATAAATCATCGGTTGAATTTGTTTTCTCTTCTGGTTTAGATTGTTCTAAAATTATTGAACCTTTAGGGGGTTTTTCAACAACAGAAGGCAAAGGCGGAGCAGGTGGAACACTAGAAGGCAAAGGCGGAGCAGGTGGAACACTAGAAGGCAAAGGCGGAGCAGGGGGGACAAACGAAGGAGGCAAAGGCGGAGCAGGGGGGACAAACGAAGGAGGCAAAGGCGGAGCAGGTGGAACATTTGAAGGAGATGAAGCAGGAGCAAGAGGAACACCAGAAAAAGAAGGCAAAATATTTGTTTCAACTGGAGCAGGTGGAGAAACGACGAAACTTGGTGTTTCAATTTTGTTTTCGGTTTCTTCTCTAGCTTGTTTTATGGCATCATCCATTAAATCATTTGTTTGTTTTACTTCTTTTTGAACTTTTTCAACCGCTTGTTTAATATCTGGTTTTTTTTTAACTTGTCTATTGCCAAATACTAACCAATCAAAAAAATCTTGTTCCTCTTCAAGTGGTTTATTTACAAATTTATTTATATTTCCTAACTCTTTCAGGAGCCATGACATATTATTATTATAATAATATAAGAAAATTTAATTTATAATATTAATATAATAATAATGTCTATAATTTCTAAAAAAAACGGTGATAGTTATTTATATTTTAAAAACACATCAGCCCAAAAATTCAGCGTTATTAATTCCGCATCTCGTGAATTATATGAACTTCCAAGCGTTGCCCCAACTGAAAATGGTCAAGTGATCGCCGTTAATGTTGATGGTAGTTCTGAATTTGTAAATAATACAGCAGTAAATGCCCTTGTTGCGGATCAGCCTTTAGTCATTCCCACGCAAGGCAGTGTTATTTTGTCCGATGGTATTTCATCGACTGGAACAAACACAAACCCTAATTTTAATTTTAATATAGACCCTCAAAATAATCCTACATTAACCGTAGGAGGTGTGCAAATGATATCACAAAATAATAATATGTTTTTAAGGAGTGCCGGTGAAATCATTACACAAAATGATATGATTTTAAAAGGAACCGCCGATATTCAACGGTCATTTCAACACGGAACCAATAATAATAGCAATTATGTAAAAACATATGTTGATAAAGATAATTTTAATTTTATTACAGATAATCAAATAGGAAGTGTAACTGAATTTAAGGGATCAAGTCAATATGATTTTGATAATACAATATATGTAAATGGAACTGAACTTACCCCAGGAAATCCAAATGCCCTTGTCGCAGATAATCCATTAGTTACACCATGAGCCGGAGCCATTATTCTAAGTGATGGTATCAATCCATTTGGGACTAATACAGATAATAATTTTTCTTATGCGGTTGAATATTCAGCCCCCACACTTACTGTAGGAAATACTAAAATTGTATCAGC